CTCAGCCATCCTGCTCCTTCACAACGATCTTTGAAATGTCAGCCGCTGTTTCTTCAGCGAACTCTTCCCGATCCACCTGAACCCACTCGTGCGCTGACTGACCAAGGGCCAGTAGGGCAAGGTTCTGGAAATGTTCAGCAGCGGCTTGCGCCATCTGCGAGGCGAACATCATGGAGGTTGCGACCGTGTCAGAGTTGAACCAGGGTGTGGCTTCAACGACTACGGGTTGCTCGTCAATAATCTCGAACTCGTTGTCCTCGTCCACACCCGGTCCTTCCTAAACTCGCCGCTTCTTCTTGCCACTCACGGTCGTGTAGCTCGCTGCATAACCACCGGGTGAAGACCTCTTTGGACCCTCAGAACCCGAAACATCGGCAGCGGCACGCTTCTTAGAAGCCTTCTTATCCGACTGCTTCGCAGCCTTCTGCTGATCCTCAACATGACGCCAGTACCTGTACCGGGCGCTTTCACGGCGATTGATGTCAGTACGAAAAATCAACTCACCGGAGCGTGAGTCCTTCTTCTGGTCTGCCATGTCACCACTTCACCTTGTCAGCCCAGTAGGCCGCGCTCATCTTGCCCTTCGCGATGTTCTTCGCATGACGAGCCTTGAAAGACGCCTGACGTTTCGTAGGCTGCCTGTCACCCGTCACACCCTGCTGACCAAAACGAATCGTCTTGACCTGCGAACCTTCCTTCGCCACAACAACATGCGACTTCGTGGGATGATTCGGTGTGCGCTTAGGCTTGTTGTAGCCAGATACGCCAGCACGCTCCAGGCGCGAATCCTTCTTACTTGCCACGCTTCTTCCTCACCGCAGCGTTATCAACAAGGTTGGGGTACGGCCTACCCGCCTTCTTCGCACGCGCCTTCGCAGCAGCCTTCTGAGCTGGAGTCAGGGGAGTGGACTTCTTGCGCGGGTTAGGCCGATCCCAGAACGCCTTCTTAGCGGCCACTCTTCTTCTTCGGACGCTCCTTGAATTGACCCTTTGCGTTGTACAGCGACTTCTTAGGCGCAGCCTCAGGACGCAGTGTGCGCGATCCCTTAGAGCCACCCTTACCTGTACGTCCTGCCTGAGCCTTCATCACTTGCTCCCGTTCTTGCTACCACCGTAGCCATTGCCGACCTTCGACTGACACCCACAGAAATTGCACATCAGCGATCCCTCTTTCCGACCTTCTTCGCCAACTTTGCCTGGTTCTTCGCGTACTGAGGAATACGCTTTGCCTCAGCAGTCTTGCGAGACGCAGAAGTAGTCTTCTTCGCGGAGCCACCGCGAGACGCGGGTGCCTTCATGTCAGCGGCCCTTCTTCGTCGCCGCACGCTTTGCCTGCGCCTTACCGCGAGAAGCAGCCTGATTGCGCTTCTGCTGACCCTGCTTGTACTGATCCAGGGTTATGCCGGAAAGCCCCCCAATGCTGCTGCCGGATCCAGTCTTGCGTGCAGGGCGTGTACCCGGTGTCTTCGGCGTGTAGGTGAGCTTGCCCTGAGGCTTCTGACCTCCGGTGCCCTTCCCCGCCTTGCCTGCCTGAGCCTTCATCGAGTCCCCTTACCCGTGCCACGAGTACCACCCGGCTGCTTCGCATTCGCATGATTCGTCCACGAATTAGCCGAACCAGCAACCTGATGCGGAAGCGCATTCGTGCCCGACACATTCGACACATTCACATTCGGCGGCTGAACGTAAGCCGCAGCCTTACCACCCTGATTCGCAGGCTTCTTAGGCGCTGCTGCTGGAACTGCCATTACTTCTCCTTATGCGACGGGAACTCGACGGGAAATCGACGCAGCAAGATTCGGCTCGCCACGCTGCGTCAACCCAGCGAGCAGGACATTCAGATCAGGACGACCACCCGGCGGCAAACCCGCCTGACCCGGGGCCACACCACGAAGACGACCCAACGGGTCAATACCTTCCAACGACTCACCACCCAGCATGGGATCCTGCATGGGATCGCCAGGGACCGGGGAGGCAGCATCAACCATCGGATCAACCATGCCGGGTGGCGGCTCAGGGGGAGCGAACGCTTCCGCGATCACTTCCTCAATCGGCTTACCCTTCTGCCGGCCCTCAATGATCACCGCGAGGCGGGTAAGGATCTCCCCAGGATCCTGACCATTCTGGGCAAGAACAGGGATCGCCTGCGCGTAACCAGCCACCGCCTGTCGCAGTGCCTGACGCATGTCCTCGATGTCCAGCTTCTGCTCTTCCTCTGTCGCGTTCAGTGAGAACGGCAGGGAGCGGCGTAGCCAGTCCTGGGAGATAAGTCGGTCACCACGGGCCTGCAACCCAAATACCAGTGCGCGGTTAGGGTCCAGACCCGCCATGAGGCCATATTGAACATCGACCGAGTAATCGTTCTTGATGTTTTTCTCGGGCGAGTATGAAACCTCATAGGGTGTACCGTTGTCGTTACCGCGAACAGTTTTGCGGAACGACGGCCAGCAGACCTCCTCCACCTCGAAGCAGAGGGCGATCAAATCCGTGTATGCCTCAGCGAACATGGCGTGCGCGGTGCGGACCTGGGTGTCGAACCCGGTCATCAATGCCTGCACGCCACGGCCTGTGACGATAGATGCGTCTAGGTTGCCACCGCGAACCTCAGGGTAGCGGGAACCTTGACGCAGTTCCTGATCAAGAATGCCTTGCTCTTGGAACGCGGCAGGGGGAACCTCGAGCGGGATGCGCCGGATCTTCTCCGGCGTGGACGAACGCAGCACCGCATCAGAACCCAGCGACAACTCCTGCACATCCTGGGGGAGTGCGATAGGTGCCTGCACTGACTTCTGTGCCGCCTCCATCGCGAGCAGCGCGAAACGTGCCTTCGCCACCTGAACCGCGATCACATCATCGAACTGACCACGCGGATCCTCATCCAGACCAGGCCGGCGCACCTCCACCGCAAGGCACTTGCCCACCGGGTTGGGGGTGCGGAGCAGCTCAATGCCACCCTCACCGGGCAGGAACAGAATGTCCACGTCCTTGTCGTGGTAGCGCACCACCTCAATCTTCGTGGTCGCACCCGGTGCCTGCGACAAGATCACGTTCTCCAACTGCGGGAACTTCGCGATCAAGTCATCGATGTGGTAGTTGATCGTCTGGAACAGTGCCTTGACGCGGTCACGTCGATCCCGCACCGTGTAGCAGCCCATCGAATCCAGCCACTTGATGCGCGGCATCCGCTCATCCCAGTCAATCTCAATGATGCCCGGGACGAAACCGTAGGTGACGTAGCGGTCGGCAGCGGCATACGCCTGCTTCTGCAACTGCGAATACTGCACGTAATACGTTGCAATGCGGGTACGCATCTCTGCGCGTTCCCGAGCCGCATCCGACACCATCGAAGAACTCGAGCAGTTGAACGACGGCAGGGGAGCGATCACCTCGGACAGGTCCCGTGCCGCCACATCCACCATGTTCGCCACAATGGGGCGCGTGTACGGGCCATCCTCAGGGAATAGCTCAGGGAACACGTTCGCCATCTGACCGCAGCGCACCATCTTGATGTCACGCATGCGCTGGTCACGCGAGTTGTTTTGCACGCGCAGACGGTTGTAGAGGCCAGCCACCTCGGCAGTACTGGGCACCTAGCCTCCTAAAGAGTCACAAACATGCGGTCACGTTCAAACGAGTTCAAGTCCACCGTGGCCTGGGTGGAACGGTCATACTTCGTGGCGAAAGGGTTGTTCACGTGGGAGCGGGAGAAGTTCGTCATCGCCGCCACACGATCCCGGCACGCCAGTTCCGCGAACCACAACGCCATCACCGCGTCAGTCTTCTGCGTCTTCGGCGCAGCCGGATGCCACGTCACCAACTGCTCCACCAGAGCCTTCGTGGATTCCGACACGTGTGTGGAGGGCAGTTCAACAAGCTGGCGCTTGTCCTGCCACCCCGAAAACATCGTCGTCATGGAGGCGACACCGAAGTCCACGTCATGCTTATTCGCACCCGTGAAATGCTCCCGCAGGATCGCACCCGCCCCCGCCAGGTACTCCCTGACCTCACGGTCCTGAGTGAGCATCGACTGGAAAGCGTTCTTCTCCACACGCCACTCGATAATCCCGTACTTCGATGTCCAGTCGCGGATCATCTGCCGGATCGCATCCGGCGTCATCGCCGGCTTATTCCACACATCCAGCACGTAACGCTTCTGCGTCACAGGATCCAGGCCGATCACCACCGCAGCGGTGTGACCCGCCATCGCAGGGTCCAGGCCGGCAACCACGAGCAGCCCATCCATCCCATCCGGGCGGCAATTCGCCATCCCGCGAGGCATAATCCCCGCCAGACGATTCCCATTAATCGCGCCACGTACCGCATCAGGATGGAACACGGCATCATCGGACACCTGCTGCTGCATGTACACCATCGCCCACGTGCGCGGGGCGATCCGGGCACGCTTCTTCGCCAGACGCGGCCCATTCCACTTCGGGAACAAACCATCCTCGTCCGGGTCGGCGTCCTTCTCCGTCGGATCCGGGTGATTCGTGCGCGGCCACAACGTCACCCAATCCTCAGGGCTGTCCGCTGTCTCCAAAACCGCCGGCATCGACAAATACGTCCACGGCGAATCCTCTTCCGGGTAGCGAGTCGGATCCCGCAGTTCGGAATACAAATCCTTACCCGACAGGCGAGTGCCCACCACCAGCAGCATCCCATTCGCCGACAGGCGCGACATCACCTCAGCCTGCAACCAGTCAATCTGCTTCTCGTACTCGTGCGCGTTCGTCAAATCAACCGCGTCATCCACAATCACAATGTCCGCACGCGCACCAAAAATGTGCCCTCGAATACCCAGCGCCTGGACGGTCGGGTCCTTCTCACCCGAATCCCGCGCCTCCCCCGACACGTAAATCAAATCCTGCGTCCACGACGCATCCGACGACTCAAACCCCCCCGCCGGGGCATAATGCGCGTGCATCTCCGTGAACTTCGGATGCGTCAACCGAGTCTTCACCGCGTACAAAAACTTCCGCGCCATCGCCTGAGTCTTCGACACAATAATCACGCGAATATTCGGATCCATCGCAATCCGATACGTCACATAATTAATCGTCAACGTCACCGACTTACCATGCTCCGGCGGCATATTCACAATCGCCAGATCACGCTCACCCGGCTCGAACACAATCCCCGCAGGAGTCCACGAAGGGGCACGCCCCTCCATCAAATCCACCACATTCTCCATATGCGGAAAAACCCGCATACCCAAAAACCGCTCCGAAAACTCCGGAAACCCCAGCTTCAGCGGCCCCACCCGCTGACGCATCCCCCGAACCTCATCCACCCGCTGCGCGAAAACCGGATCCTCACGCCGCCACCGCTCATACGCCGACAACGTGCGACCCGCACGAACCAGCGACGCCTCCACCGTCAACCCATCCGCAATCGACTTCAACACCAGTTGCTTCAACTCGGCAACAGAAACCGACTTCGAACGACCCGACATAAAAAAACCCCACCCTCCACAAGGCGGCCAAATGAAGGGGACAATAACCAGGCCCGGTATCCACCCGAAACAAGGCAGACTCCACCACGCCGACAGGAAATAGATAAAACATGTACGTCAATGACGTACACATAAACCCGGACCCCCCCAGGGGGTCCAGAAAGAAAACACGTTCGGGGTTCTCGCTCACTCCGTTCGCTCAAACCCCTCACTTATATAGTGCCTGCTCATCGGCGTGTCACGTGCACCACTGTGACCAACCTCACAAAGAAACACCTTGCAAACATGTACAAACCATCCCCAAACGGACACACCACAAACATCCCCCCAC